CGAGCGGAAAAGACCCGATCATCGACGCCTCCGCCTCAAATGTCGTTGCCATCGGTGCCCCGTGGGCCCAGGGATATGGATCCATTCAGCTCGGAGGACGGTATATCTACCTGGGGAAATCCTCGGGGAGTTATGTGCTGGTGGACACATACAGCAAAACCATGATCCCGTACTCTTCGGGGAACGTATGGAACCTGGGAAGCAGCGGAAACCGGTGGAGCCACATCCATACCGCCACGCTGAACGCCGCAACAATCGACGATAACCCGTCTTTCCCGGATGGGGCCAGCTTCACAGGATCCACCCTGTTCGGGGAGGCTGTGACCATGAATAAGACCCTTACCGTGACCGGGGCGGCAAGCCTGAACGGAGACGCCAAGGTGGGCGGCAGCGGGAAGTATGTGGGCTTCTTCGGATCCCTCGGAGCCAGGAAGCAAACGGTATCATCTACGGCGGACGTATCAACCCTTATTTCGGCCCTGAAGGCATACGGGCTGATCGGATGAACAGGAGGTAACAGAGATGAACCTTTCAAAAGCGGCCCAGGTATATGGGACGGTATGCAAGATGATGGAGCAGGAGGTCAGCTTCGCCTTCGCCCATACGCTTTGTATGGCAAAGGAAAGGCTGGAACCCCACGCCAAGTTTTACACCGAGAACGAGATGGACCTGATCCGGAAGTACGCCTCCCCCAGAGAGGACGGGAGCCTTACCGACGAAATGGGCCGGTTCCAGGTGGCGAAGGAAAAGGCGGAGGACTACTTCCGGGAGAAGGGCGAACTGGACGGTGTGGAGGTGAAGATCGAGAAGATCCGCACCACCACGGCGCCGGAGCGGATCTCCGGGAAGGACCTGGAACTGCTCATGGAGATCCTGGACTTTGAAGACAATGGAGGGACTGGGGAATGAAGCTCCCGAGCATGAAGTATGCGGACGGGATTGTGAAGGGGCAGCAGGTGAAGTTCGGGGGGCTCAACCACAACCTGGGCGCCGGGGACGGCGAACTGTGGGACATGAGGAACCTGACAAGCGACTACTATCCCCTGCTGGCCACCAGAGCGCCCCGGCGGCTCTACAAGACCCTGGACGATGCCGGCGGGCTATTCTCTTGGGAAGAGCTGTGCTGGGTGGACGGAGACGGCTTTTTCTATGCGGGAGAGCGCAAGGGCACGGTGACGAGCGGGAAAAAGACCTTCGCCGCCCTGGGCGCCTATGTGGTCATATTCCCGGACAAGGCCTTCTATAACGTGCTGACCGGAGAATTTGGATCCCTGGAGGCGCTGTGGAGCGGCGGGCAGCTCACCTTCACAAACGGAAAGCTGTACGAGGAAGCGGCGGAGGCGAACACCCTCCAATGCCCGGGAGTGAACTGGGCGGACTACTTCAGGCCCGGAGACGCCGTGACCATCGAGGGCTGCACCAAGCACCCCGAGAACAACAAGACCCCCATCATCCGGGAGATCGACGGAGACAAGATGTACTTCTACGAGTACATCTTCACCCTGGACGGCGGCGAGAGCGTGACGCCCTACACAGAGACGGGGGCGCTGACCATCCGGCGGAGGGTGCCGGATCTCATGTACCTGTGCGAGAACGAGAACCGGCTGTGGGGGTGCGACGGCACCACCATCTACGCCTCCAAGCTGGGGGACATCTTCAACTGGAACGTGTTTGACGGCATGGAGACAGACAGCTACGCCGTGGACACGGGGAGCGCCGGCCGATTTACCGGGTGCGTCTCCTTCCTGGGCTATCCGGTTTTCTTCAAAGAGGATCACATCTACAAGGTTTACGGCTCCATGCCGTCCAACTTCGAGGTGATGGGGAGCGCCACCCTGGGGGTGGCAGAGGGGAGCGCCGGGAGCCTGGCCGTGGCCGGAGAGACCCTTTTCTACCTCTCCCGGTCCGGGGTCATGGCGTACTCCGGCGGGATCCCCCAGCCCATCGGGAGCGCCTTCGGGCTCACCAGGCGCTCGGACGCCGCTGCCGGATCGGACGGGCTGAAGTACTACATCAGCATGAGGGACGACACCGGGAAGTACACGCTGAATGTTTACGACACCCAGCGGGGGCTGTGGCACACGGAGGACGAGACCCATGCCACGCACTTCGCCAGGTGGAACGGGAACCTATACTTCCTCACCGACAAGGGGGAAATCTGGATCACCGGGAACATTCAGGACGCCCCGGAGACGGCGGAGCCGGAGAAGCCGGTGAAATGGTGGGCGGAGTTCGGGGATTATGTGGACAGCAGCCCGAACAAGAAGGGCGTCTCTAAAATCCAGATCCGCCTGGAACTGGAAGAAGGCGCCCAGGTGCAGGTGCTGATCCAGTTCGACACCGACGGCGAGTGGCGGAAGGTGAGCGGCGCCCTGGGAGAGGGCGTGAAGCGCTCCTACTATCTGCCCATTATCCCCCGCCGGGGAGACCACTACCGCCTGCGCCTGGAAGGCGTGGGCCCTTGCCGGGTGTATAGCCTGGTGCGGGAATATTATTCCGGCTCTGAACTGAAGAGCCAGCAAGGGAGGCAATAAGGCATGACACCGACCTATAACGATTTTCTGAAGGCGGCCCAGGGCTCCGGGCTTATGGGACAGTTTTCCCGAGAGGATCTGGCTACGGCGCAGAAATACCCGGAGTTCGGCCTGTCCATCCTCTCGCTGAAAAAGGATTATCAGGGCGCCGGAAGCGACGAGCAGCGGCTTCTGATTAACACGGCGGCCAATGAGCTGCGGAGGAGCTACGCCAATTATTCGGGCGGGCCGGACGGATCCCAGTACATCTCCGGCGGCAAAATCCCCGGACAGATCGACACGGTGCTGGACAAGATCGGATCCTTTGGACCTTTCGACTACCAGCAGGACGCCCCAGTGTATGAGAACAAATACGCCAAGCAGCAGCAGGAGCTCCTGGACGCTATCCTTGACCGGCCGGAGTTCTCCTGGAGCAAGGAGACGGATCCCCAGTGGGCGCCGTACAAAAAGGAGTACCTGCGGGAGGGAGACCGGGCCACCCAGAACGCCCTGGCGCAGGCGTCGGCGGCAAGCGGCGGCCGGCCGAGCTCCTTCGCCATGACGGCGGCGGGCCAGGCGGGAGACTATTACGCCACCAAGCTCTCGGACATCATTCCCACCCTGTACCAGCAGGCCTACGACCGCTATCTCAACGAGTACCAGATGAAGCTGTCAGATCTGGGGGCGGTGAACAGCCAGGAGCAACTGGACTATGCCAGGTATTTGGATCAACTGGGGCAGTTCAACACTGACCGGAACTTTGCTTACAACAAGTACCTGGGCGAGTTCTCCCAGCTCCAGGACACCCTCTCCGCCCTTCAGGGGCAGGACAGCGTGGACTACGCCAGGCTGCTGGATCAGCTCTCCCTCATGGATCAGCGGGAGCAGAGGGACTACGAGCGGGCCTGGAACGAGGACGAGCGGGGCTACCAGAGGGGGCTCACGGCGGAGCAGATGGCCTACCAGAAGGAACAGGAGCAGCAGGCCCTGGCCAGGGCCCAGATCGACGCCATGCTGGCAGCGGGCGGAAGCCCCAGCGACGCCCTGCTGGGCGGAAGCGGATATACCAGCGAGTATGTGCAGGCCCTGGAAGACGCCTGGAAGCGCCAGGAGGCCGAGAAGAAAGCGGCCGCCTCCCCGGGCGGCGGCTCCGGTGGCTCCGGTGGCGGCTACAACAACGGAAGCCGCACCCCCCAGGAGATCATGCGGATGCAGACGGCCCTGGGCGTGGAGGCGGACGGGAAATGGGGCCCCGCCACCCAGAAGGCGGCCGGCGGCCTCTCCGCAGACGAGGCGTGGGCCATTATGAGCGGCGGGAATACCGGGAGCACCACGCCGGCCGGGCCCGTGAAAACCGAAGCGAAGACGACGCCGCCGGCGCCGACGACGCAGAAGGCCACGAGCGGAATGGTCCGCCCGAGCGAGATGGGGACAAAGGCCCTGTGGCTCTATGGCCAGATCGCTCTCCAGGGGAAGTTCAACCCCGGCTTCGGCTCGACCCTTGCGGACGACATTGAGAAATCGCTGAAAAACAGGACCATCTCCGAGGCGGAGGCGGAAACCCTGCTGACACTTATGGGCTATTAAGCCGGGAGGCGGTAGTATGAGCACCATCCAGGAAAGAATCGACGCCATGCGGAGAGGGGAAAAACCGCAGGAGGCGGCCACGGGGCCGTCTCCTGCGCCCGTGCCCGACACGCAGAAGGCTCCTGCCGTTACCACGCAGAAGATCCCGGCCAAAGCGAAGGCGGCCACACAGGGCGGGAACCCGGGGGCGCCTACGTTCCAGGCCTCCATCAAGACGGCGGGAAGCGGGGACATCTCCCGCCGCCTGGCCGCCATGCGGGAGGGAGCGTTCAAGGCCACAAAGGAATCCAGGGGCAGTTTTCCAAGTGTTGACAAAAAGGCTGCCGCTTACAAGCAGTATGAACAGGTTGTGCAGGGGCTGACCACCGGATCGAAGTACCTGGAGACGGCGAAAAAGCAACTGGACGGGCTGCGTTCGGCCTACGACGCAGCTCCAAGTGAAGTGACCGCCTCGGCGTTTAACCGGTGCATGGAGCAGTTCCAGAGCGATATGCAGGTATACGCCGACCTGGTGGAGAAGTACAACTATTTCAACACCGCAGAGGGCATCAAGAAGCGGGCGGACGAGCTGCGCCCCCTGATGGAGGCGGCGGAAAAGAAGAGGAACGAGGCCCAGATGGCCATGACCGGCCTGGCCCGTTACGGAACCAAGGAGCAGCGGGACGAGTGGAGCGCCAAGCTGAAGACGGCGGAGGCGGACTACGAGAAGTACAGCTCCGCCTACAATGACCTGACCGCCCTCTATTACGAGACGGAGAACGAGGAAAAACTGGCCGCCCTCCGGGGAGATGAAGCGGCTACGGGGAAATACGAATCCGCAAAGGAATTGCAGGCGGATATGGACAGGGTTCTGAATCTGATGTCCTACACCGCATACCAGTCCGGCGACCCCGTAAAGGCCGAGGAGGACAAAAAGTATCTGGAGAAAAAATATGGTCTGGACGAGCAGGCCATCAAGCAGTACGCCATTTCCGGCGCCGCCGGGGTGTACACCCCGAGAACCGACGGAGGGTACAACAACCTTTACGAACTGTACCAGGAGCTCCAGGAGAAGCAGGCCCAAGAAGTGGAGGGGCTTGCGGGGGCGGGCTATGACTACCAGCGGATGGAACGGTACGCCAAGATGCTCAGGGACGCAGAGGAGTACGCCAAAAAGCGGGAGGAGTGGCAGCAGTACGCCAAGGATCACCCGATCCTCTCCTCTGCTGAGACGGTGCTGGTCTCCCCCTTCCAGGGGATCGACTACCTGAAAACCATGGCCGCAGGCATCGGCGCCAGCGACGCCAAGGATCTGGAGCACTACGTCCCCATGGACGTCTACAACATGGACGCCACCAACTTCGTCAGTGAGGTACGGGGAACGGTCTCCAAGGAGATCGAGGAGAACACGAACTGGGAACTGTTCGGGCAAAACGTGGCCTCTTTCTTGTACCAGACCGGCATGAGCGTGGCGGATAGTGGCGTCCAAGTGGCCGCATTCGGAAGCGCAGCCACGCTGTTCATGGGAGCGTCTGCGGCGTCCAACCAGGCCAAGAACGTGATCGAGCGGGGCGGCACCAACGAGCAGGCCTTCTGGGGAGGCCTGGCGGCGGGAGCGGCGGAGGTCATCTTTGAGAAGGTCAGCATCGACCGCCTGCTGAAACCCAAGGAGATCGGATCCATCAAGAGCCTGCTGCGGGAGACGCTGAAGCAGGCGGGGGTTGAGGCCAGCGAGGAGATGTTCACCGAGATCACGAACATTCTGACCGACGCCTCCATCATGGGCGAGAAGTCCGACTTCGCACAACTGGTAGCCCAATACCAGGGTCGGGGCATGAGCGAGGAGGACGCCAAAAAGCAGGCGTACTTTGATTGCATCGGACAAGTCATGTGGGCGGGCGCCGGCGGCGCCCTCTCCGGTGCGGCCATGGGCGGGACCGTGGCCGGGCTCAACTACGCTACGGTGGGCCAGGGGGCCGTAAACAGGAACGCCCGGAGACTGGGCGGCGAGTTCCAGGGCATGGGCCAGGACGTGGTGCAGGCCATCATTGACGAAGGCCTCCAGAGCGCAGAGGACACGGAGAGCCACCGTCTGGCTGTCATGGCCCAGGAAAAACTGGCCAAGGGCGAAGAACTGACCAGGCAGGAACTGGGGCGGCTCTACCAGGAGAATGTGGTTGCCGTTGCGGCGGAGGAGCAGACCACGCCCACCGCCTCCCTCCCCACACTGGAGGACGAGGACACGGCCGCAGAAATCGGAGAAGAAAAAACCGCCCCCCAGCAGGGGGACGGAGAAATGTCGCTTGTGCGAAAAATGGCGGAGGCCATTCCGGCAATCCAGGGCGTGGTAGATCCGGTGGCTACGGTGACCGGAGACGAGCTGCCGAAAGAAGGCAGAATGGTGGATCGGATCCTGGGGTTCATCGAGAGG